CCTAACGGTTTCAAATACTTCAACCGTTCCCCAATCAAGACTGCTATGGAAGGTGACTTTGACACCGGAAACATGCGGTTTAAGGCCCGTGAGCGTTACAGCTTCGGCGTCTCAGACTGGCGGTCCGTATTCGGCACAGCCGGCGCGGCATAAGGATTAACATCCTTAATAAAAAGGGCGGCTATTAAGTCGCCCTTTTTTGTTGTAAGATTTAATTGTCCCTGACAACCGCATTGGGCGGTTGACGCAACCCAAGACAGGAGATGACAATGGGTCAAACTACTTTTTCAGGTCCAGTGAGATCTGAGCGCGGATTTACCGCAGTTGGTTCAACTGCTGTAGTAAATATCACTGCTGAAACTACTCTAACCTATGCTGACCACGTTGGTCGTATCATTGAAATCAATGATGCTGACGGTGCGGTTACTCTTCCATCTGCAACTAGCGACACTATTGGTGCTAAATACACCTTTTTTGTCGGAACTGCCGCAACTGACTTAGACATCAAAACTGATGGCACCGACAAATTTGTAGGCAATCTGGTGTTGGCCGCAGGTGCAACCTCTCAGGCTCGTGGTTTCGCACCGGGTGCGACAAACGATGTGATTTCTATGAATGGCACTACCACAGGTGGACTTGCTGGATCATACGTTGAAATTACAGCAATCGCCGCAGATGAATATCTGGTTAACGGTACTTTGCTGGGATCAGGCACACTGGCCACTCCATTTGCTGACAGCTAAGAGAGGGCTAGATAATGGCGGATTCTGATGTAAGATCAAAACGGATTACCGGCACAGGGTCTCTTGGTGTAGGCCCTGCGCGTATCCGTCAGATTCAGTTAACCACTACAACAGGAACTCCTCGCGTTACCATTACAGACGGTAACGGAGGTTCTACTGTTTTGGACCTTGACTTCAACGCCTCTACCACGCATTCCGTCAACATTCCGGCAGAAGGAATACGAGTAAGCGACGTGTATGTGTCAACGTTAACCGCAGTAACCGCGGCGACCGTTTTCTTTAACTAAGAAACAAATGGCGGAGCGTAAAAAGTCCAAAATGCCCGCCCGGAACAAGAAGAACTTTCGTTCTACTAAATCCGGAGCGGGCATGACCAAAGCAGGTGTTGCGGCTTATCGTCGAAAAAATCCCGGCAGTAAGTTAAAAACGGCTGTTACTGGAACGGTAAAGAAAGGCTCTAAGGATGCAAAGAGACGTAAGTCTTATTGCTCCCGCTCTGAGGGCCAAAAGAAGATGCACAATATTGACTGCAAGAAAACGCCTAACAAGCGTATTTGCGCGGCGCGTAGAAGATGGAAATGTTAATGAGTGACGAAATGGTAGTCAGTTTGTCATTGGAAGATAAAGAACTACAAGCCAAGGATGTCTTGTTACTGCTGGAGAAGCATGAAGCGGAGTGCAATCTTAGATACGAAGCGATTAACGATAAGTTAACGAGCCAAAGTCAAACCCTCAAGACTTTGGATATGCGTATGTGGGGAATTGCGGCTTTGATTATAGCGACCTTTGTAGCGGAGAAATTTGTATGAAGAGTCGGGTAAATCTAGGAAACGGAGCCTGTCCTGTTAAAAAAGTACAAGGTGTTCGTAGAATGGCAAAGGGCGGTAAGGTTGCTTCCGGCGGTAAGATCTGTCCGGCAGGCAAGGCTTGGGCTAAACGTACTTTTGATACGTACCCTTCAGCGTATGCAAACATGGCCGCTAGTAAGTATTGTAAAGATCCAAATTACGCCAAGGGCTCCAAGCGGAAGAAAAAATAATGGGACAGCTTAAACAATGGCGAGATCAGAAGTGGGTTCGTATTGATAGCTCCGGAAATATTGTAGGAGAATGCGGAACTTCTAAGAATAAAAAAAACCCTGATCGTTGTTTGCCAGCCGCTAAGGCGCGTAGTTTAAGTAAGTCAGAACGAGCCGCAACCGCTAGGAAAAAGAAAAAAGCCGGAGCAAAAGGACAACAAGTCGTAAAGAACACGCCTAAAGCAGAAGTTAAGATGGAAATGGGCGGAGTTGTCCGAAAAAACCATCGAGGCTGTGGAGCCGTGATGAACGAGCGGCGAAAAAAGACCCGGTACGCCTGATGACCTTAGAAGACCAGATAATTCAAGAACTTAAAGACTGGTCTGCACATGCTTTAGAGCAGGCTTCTGAAGAATTCAATAACCTTCCACCATGTCCTTACGCAAGACAAGCTTGGCTTAATGACAAGATTGCTATCTCCTTCAAATACGACGGAGATCTACAGCACTTGTACTCTGCGATATCTCGTTACGAAGACAAGTATGATTTACACATCATTGTAGATTTACGGTTCAAGGAAGATCCAGAAGAGTTTCAAGATTACCTAGATAAATTAAATGACGCGATTTCATTGGGTATGTTTATCGACAAAGACATTTGGGTCATGGGTTTTCACCCTTATGACGATCCTAATGATCTTATTGACGATGATACATTTGAGCCCTTAGTGGAAACCGAGTATGCGCTGATTTTTGTACAAAGACTCAGCAAATTACAAGCCTCTGCGGACAAATTGAAAGCAAAGGGGTATTATGATAAGTATCTTGAAGAATATGACGCTTCTCACATTTTTGAGAAACGACGTGAGCTTTATGATCGTTTAAAGGAGACGACACATGGCAATGAAACCGAAGAAGATGATGCGAGGTGGGCCTGCTAAAAAAATGCGCGGCGGCGGAATGGTCGATAAAAAGATGCGCGGCGGCGGAATGGTCAAAAAAATGGAGAAGGGCGGAGCATCAGGTATGTCTGTCGCTCAGTTGCGTAAGATGGCTAAAGACAAAGGCTATAAGCTGGTTAAAGGCTAATGGCAACCTCATCAAGCACAGATTTTGAACTTGATGTAGCCGATTATATTGAGGAAGCGTTTGAACGCTGTGGACTAGAAGTTCGTACTGGTTACGATCTTAAAACAGCCAAACGCTCTCTTAATTTAATGCTGGCAGAGTGGGCTAATCGTGGTCTTAATCAATGGACTATTGAACAGCGTTCTTTCACAGTTACGTCAGGAACTGCCGCAACCGCGTTAGGCACAGATGTTATCGACATCTTGTCAGTAGTGGTTCGTCGTAGCGGGACAGATTTTGCGCTAGATCGACTTAGTCGGGATGAATATCTAAACATCCCAACCAAAACAACTACAGGACGTCCGACGCAGTTTTTCTTAGACCGCCAGATCACACCAAATCTTAAAATTTGGCCGACGCCGGAAAACAGCACTGACGTCATCTTTTATGACGCGCTTACGCGGATACAGGATGCCGATACGCAAGTTAACACGTTAGAGGTTCCTTTTAGGTTTTATCCTTGTCTAGCCGCAGGTCTTGCTTATTACATCGCTTTGAAGCGGGCTCCTCAACGCTTACAGATATTGAAAGCCGTGTATGAAGAAGAGTTTGAGCGAGCTATGACTGAGGACCGGGACAGAGCGTCATTTAACGTTGTTCCGCAGTACGAGTATTTTAGGACGACCTGATGTCTAAATTTGCTAGTGGTAAATTTGCTTACGCTATTTCCGATAGATCAGGTCAGCGTTATCGTTACAAAGACATGCGAAAAGAGTGGAATGGTGCGCTGGTAGGTAAGGACGAATTTGAGTCGAAGCATCCGCAGTTAGGTCCTTTTCGTAGTGTCATAGATGCTCAAGCTATTAAAGATGCACGTCCCTCAAGAGTAGAGCCTAAACCAGAAGTAATTTTAAAAAGAAATCCTTTTTCATCAGGTTCTTACGACACTTCTATAATAACAATAACTGAACCGGGTCACGGTCGAAGCACAGGAGACCTTGTTAGATTTAGAAAAACTACTGGATTTGACGGGTTTTTGTCTAGTGATTTAGAACAGGAAACTGGCTTTTCGATTACAGTCGTTACTTCAGATACTTATACCATAGGTCTTCAAGGCGCTGTTGCGTTGGTTGGAAACCAGAGGGGCGGAGGCGATAATGCTACTGCCGGACCAGTTACTTTGGAGGCTTAAATGAGTTTTACATACGCTCAACTTAAACAGGCCATACAAGACTACACAGAAAATAACGAGACGACGTTTGTTACAAACTTGCCCGTCTTTATAAGAGCGGCAGAAGAGCGCATATTAAAAAACGTACAGTTGAATCTGTTTCGTAAAAATGTATCAGCTAACTTCACTTCCTCTAATCAGTTTTTAGCGTCGCCTTCTGATTTTCTTTCACCGTTCTCCTTGTCTTACACGACCACTGGTGGTGAAAAGGTTTTCTTGCTTTTTAAAGACGTGAATTTTGTACAGGAATTCAACCCGTCGTCTACGACCACCGGGGCTCCGCGCTATTACGCAGTGTTTGATAAGGATAATTTCATTATAGGTCCTACTCCAAATTCAAATTATGCGGCAGAACTTCATTATTTTTACCGGCCAGCCAGCCTTACTGTGGGAGCAGATTCTGCAACGACATGGCTTTCTGATAATGCTTCGCTTGCGATGTTGTACGGTTCTCTGGTTGAAGCATATATTTTTATGAAGGGCGAGCCTGACCTGACGCAGATTTACAGTCAAAGGTACGCTGAAGCGTTGGCGACCTTGAAACTTCTTGGTGAGGCCGAAGAGACTACGCAGGAATACACCGCGGGGCGTATTGTAATACCTAAACAGTAGCGGTTTACACTTTTCCTTCTTTGTGCAAAACTCTCATATTATCGCAGACGATATTTGAGGGGTTTAATGAAGTACAAAAAGTTAAAAGGTGCCAAAATTGCTCTTGTAGCTATGGGCAAGTCTCAAGTTAATTTTGCTATGGCCTTAGCCTTTTCTCAAAAATTTGATGAGGTCTGGACGATAAACGCCACGGCAGGTATTTATAAAACAGATCGTATGTTCATGATGGATCCGCCAACACGATTCTTAGATGGTGAACAGGCTGGTGGACAAACAGGCATTGTTTCTGAAGTTATTTCGAGCAACCAAGACTTTCCTATTTATAGTTGCACTGTAGATGAGCGGTGTCCTTCGGTAGAGAAATACCCTATAGAAGAAGTTATAAGAACCACGGGATGTTCCTATCTAAACAATACCGCGGCGTATGCTTTAGCTTATGCGCTTTATCAGGAGGTTGGAGAGTTAGCCATTTATGGCATTGATTTTTCTTACTCTCAGGCAGTTCATTTTGCCGAAGCGGGACGGGGCTGTTGTGAGTTTTGGTGCGGTTTAATCTGTGCCAACGGTATAAAGCTTTCGATAGCGCCTGATTCTCCTTTCATGGACGCAAACATTCCTCCGCATCAAAAACTTTACGGTTATCATCGTTTAGAGGATCCGCCGCATGTGTCTGTCACAGAAGAAGGTGTTATAAACATTCAACCATTATCCAGCATCACACAAGCTCCAGAGCCCGTGGATGCTGATGAGCTATACAGGGGATAAATATGCTTAGTTTAAAAACCGTTGGTTCAGTAGAAGCGCCAACAATCGTGACAAGTAGTAACGGAGGGCATTCTCCGGAACAAGTTGCAGAGCTTTGTGTCAATAAACTAATTAATGTTGGAGATAATGCTCATCCGCTTCTTCAAGCACAGGCAAGAGCCTTTAAGGATCAAATGCTTGCAGTTGTTACTCATTATATTAAAATGGGAATTAAGCAGGATCGTGCTACACTGTGTGCAGACCTCCGTAAGGCAGGTCAACATGAACTTGCCGATCAACTGAGGAGATTATGATATGGCATTTAGCGGAAACTTCATGTGTACCTCGTTTAAAGGCGAGCTTATGGAGGGCACTCACAATTTTAAAACCGACGGTAATGTGTTCAAACTAGCGTTGTATACAAATAGTGCGTCTTTCACTGCGGCAACTACTGGATATACAACCTCAAACGAAGTTAGTGCATCAGGATCGTATTCCGCGGGTGGGGGGACCTTGACTAAACAAGGCGTTACAACCTCGTCAACTAAAGCGTTTACAGATTTTTCTGATTTGTCTTTTACCACGGCAACAATTACTGCTCGGGGTGCTTTGATTTACAATGACACCGCAACAGGAGATCCTTCTGTTGTTGTTTTAGATTTCTCTGCGGATAAGACGTCAACAGCCGGTACGTTTACAATCGTCTTTCCGGGCGGTTCTAGTCCTACTTCATCGAACGCGATTATTCGGGTCGAGTAAAACACTTCATAAGGAGGCGTCAGCGTGTCTAAGGTCACCGCGCCTCTAATATCTGTACCCGCGCAAAATAGCGCGACCTATACAGAGCGAACGGCCGATATAACTGAGTTTATTGGTCTTAACGCTCGTCTTGTCATTCTTTATCAATCTGGAACGTCTTTTAGGGGAGATGTACAGCTTGATGATTTTAACATCGGCGGTAATTCCTTTACTGATTTTTCGACCAGTCAGGGTTTTCAAACAAATACCGCATCGGACGACAGTCAGTTATCTAACACTAATGATATACAAGACGACTACGAAGCGGTTTCGTGGTCAACGGTAGGAACAAATACTTCTAATTTTGGTAGGTTTGTTAGAGACGCTTCTGGAACACCCTCCGGTAGCACTGGGTTAACGTCTGGCAACACCGGTTCTTTTTATCTTTATGCTGAGACCAGTAGCTCTGGAAGCAACAACGATATTTGGTTGCGGTCTCCTGAAGTAACAATTACTAGCGGAACATTAAGCTTCTTTACTGCACAGTACGGTTCTAACTGTGGTCCTATTTTTGCTTACCTAGAGATTACGAGCGATTTACCCAACACTGGTTGGGGCCGTGGTACGTGGAGTAGCCTCGCGTGGGGCGAAGGCGATATTGATGTTGTCGTTCCTTTAGATGGTTGGGGCCGAGAGGCGTGGGGCGATCTTGCATGGGGCGAAGGGGGCGTTGAGCTTACCGCCACAGGTGCAGTCGGAACAGTTTCTGTTGGAATCGGAGTTAATGCGTCTGTAACAGGTGTTGCCGCCTCCGGTAATGTCGGCTCAGTAACCATTACAGGAGCTTCTAGCGTTACTGAGACTGGATTAGCCGCCTCCGGTAATGTCGGCACTGCTTCTGTATCTACTTCCGTATCTACCGCGGTAACTGGGGTTGCTTCGTCGGGTAATGTCGGCTCCGTCACTATAACGGGTGCATCTAGCGTCACTGAGACCGGATTAGCCGCTTCGGGTGCAGTTGGAACTGTAACAGTCACAGCAGATGCTAACGTCACTGAGACCGGGTTGTCCGCCTCGGGTGCAGTTGGAACTGTAACCGTTAACGCAGATGCTAACGTCACAGCACAGGCTCTTTATGCCAGAGGTAATTCTGACAAGGCCGGGGCACAAAATGCTGAATATTTTGTTCCTACCGATTCAGGTAACCCAAATGTCACAGTTGTTGCTTATGAAGACAACACCACAGTTTCTGCTGATGGGTCTTCTCTCGGGACAATCACTTCCGCTGGCGGGACGCTTTCTATCAGTGCGTCCAATTACGAAAACAAACTGATATCTGCCGACAAGCCAATCACACTACAGAGTTCTGACAATGAAACCACCGGTGTGCCTACATCTTGGCAGGGTACTTCGTTTGGGATTAGAAATACACGCACAGGCGTGGTTTTACAGCTACGTTCTATATCTGGTACCGCCTCTGTTCAAATATTTAAAGATGGAGTGCTAACTACGACTCTTAGTGTTCCAGACAACACTACAACGTCACAAACCTACGCAGACGACACGAGCGACCCCGAATATCAAATATTCTCAGACCTTCCGATTGTTGCCTACAAGTCAGGAAACGCTAGCCTTCAGACGGATTCTATTCCTTTATTTCCTGCAAGTAGGGAAATCTACGGCTTTGCCTCAAGCACTGGAAATGTCGTCAAGGTTGAAGACTATGGGTCTTCAGCCAGCTATGTAGAGTATCGGTCAAATAATACATCTACTGGCGCTACTACAATCAGCACGGTTAAAACAACAGGAGGGAATGCTTCAGATTACACAGGACCGACCGTTCGTGTTGTGGCGGGAGCCGATGTAGCTGGTTTCGCAGTAGGCGATGGGGATGGTGGGGAGAAGACAAGCTGGATACCTGAAAGCTGTTTTGCTCACGAGTTTAGATTAATTGAAGCCGCAGAGTTCCTCGTCATTATGGGTGCGCCGGGGACTAAAGGTCGTAATATTAACGTCTTTAACTCAAGCGGTAACCTGATTGACATGGTTCAACTTGACGCGGAT